AGGAGGATAGCAATGGCAAAACAGAATGAGTCAATTTTGGATTCAATCAAGAAACAGCTTGGGATTGTACCTGAGTACACGGTATTTGATGATCAACATAAGCCATTTCTGAGTTCTTATCCCCCGCTCTGAATAACACTATGCCAAGTTCATTGAGAAGTTCTTTCTCAGAAATTGGAACGATAGATTGTTTCTTATAATGTTTAATATTCATTCTCAAAATCCACCTCGGATGGATTATAACACAGTAGAAGGAGGAGGTAAAGAAACATTGTTATCAAATACCGCGACTCCTAGATACTATGGAGAATTTAGGGACGCTGTAATACGAGGAGAGATCCCTGTTTGTCACACCGTTGAGATGGAGATGAATAGAATAGATCGCTTAATAAAGAATCCAAACTATTACTACGATCCGGATGCAACTGAAAGGTACATACGATTCTGTGAAAACGAACTAACATTAACTGATGGATCGGATCTACATTTATTAAATAGTTTCAAACTATGGGCAGAATCGATTCTTGGTTGGTATGAATTTGTTGACATGGATATTTATGATCCGCAACTAAAACGTACTGTAAAACGAACGATCAAGCAACGCCTTGTAAACAAACAATACCTAATAGTTGCCAGAGGTGCTGCTAAGACATTGTATGACTCATCACTTCAAGCATATTATTTGACTTGCGATCCAAAGACAACGGAGCAGATAGTTACTGCGCCTACAATGAAAATGGCAGAAGAGATGCTTCAACCAATTTCTACTGCGATTACAAGAGCAAAAGGACCTGCTTTTCAGTTTCTTACGGATCTTGGTGAAAGTGGTTCTGATAAGAATAGAAAGCTTCGATCTACAAAGAAGGGTATTCAGAATTTCTTAACTGATTCCATCATAAAGATTCTTCCAATGCGGATTGATAAGCTTCAGGGTCTTCATTGCAAGGTAGCAACAATAGATGAATGGCTTTCTGTGGACATTAGGGAAGATCCTATTGGTGCTATTGAACAGGGTGCTTCCAAGGTATCAAATTATCTCATTGTGGCAACGTCATCGGAAGGTACTGTAAGAAATGGCCCTGGCGATGATGTAAAAATCGAATTGATGAAGATCTTGAAAGGGGAGTACGCAGCTCCGAATGTTTCTATCTGGTGGTACAAACTTGATGATGTGAAAGAAGTAAATGATCAGTCGATGTGGATCAAAGCAAATCCTAATCTCGGAAAGACTGTAACTTATGAAGTCTATAAACGAGATGTGGATAGAGCCGAAAATGCACCAGCAGCAAGAAACGATATTATTGCAAAGCGTTTCGGACTCCCCATGGAAGGCTATACGTATTTCTTTACATATGCAGAGATAAAGAACATAGCATATCCACAGAATTATGACAAGATGCAATGCGCACTTGGATGCGACTTGTCACAAGGAGGAGATTTCTGTTCATTTACTTTCTTGTTTCCTTTGCCAGATGGTCGATTTGGAATTAAAACAATAGATTATATTTCTGAATATACAATGGCTCAACTTCCGGCATCTATGCGAGTTAAGTATGAATCATTTCAAAGAGAAGGATCTTTGGTGGTAATGCCAGGAACGATATTGCGGATGATGGATGTGTACGATGATCTAGACGCATATATACAAAAACACGAGTATGATGTCTGCTGCGTTGGATATGATCCATATAATGCAAAGGAGTTCATTGAGCGTTGGTGCACTGAGAATTCTCCATTTGGAGTAGAGAAAGTAATCCAGGGAGCTAAGACTGAATCGGTTCCATTAACAGAATTGAAGAAACTTGCGGAACAAAAGATGCTGGTCTTTGATCAGGATCTTTTTTCTTATACAATGGGAAATTGCATTGTAATACAAGATACCAACGGAAACAAAAAACTACGTAAAAAGTCATATGAAGCAAAGATTGATGCAGTAGCAGCACTTATGGATGCATTCGTAGCATACAAGCTCAATCCGGATGCTTTTGGATGATCAAAATAAGGAGGAATAACATTGAATGATTATTGCTGGACCATAGACAATTCTCCTTATTATTTATCTCATTACGGCATCCTAGGTCAGAAGTGGGGTATCAGGAGATTTGAAGATAGATATGGACATCTAACTCCTGCAGGAATAGCGAGATATCGGAATGATACTTCTGTGAAGAATAACTCGCACACAAGATCTGATAAAACGGCACAGTATTCAGATCGAAGTTACAAAAAACTACTGAATACTACTGTGAATACGCTCAAAACTGATAAAAAGAAGTTTGCGACATATGTTCTCGGAAAAAATGAGGTAGATACTGTTCTAAAAGCAAACACAAAACTGTCTCGTATCCAAAGTTCGAAAGACTTTGAAAAATTTGCATATTATGCAACGTATAAAAAGCACGATGTGAATGAATATGAAGGACTCTTTGGAAAGAATCTTAAAAATAGGGCACAATATGCAGCAAAACATTCTGGCGATGAACAAGCAATTAAAGATGCCATGAATATGAAGATCTATAAATTGAATCTTCGGAATACAAAAGACATAAAAGTTGCATCTGATGATACTGCTGCAAAAGCCACCGTGAAACTTATTCACGATAAACAGTTCAAGCAGGATTTGTCAGATTCCATAATGGCTGCAAAAACTTCAATGCGGCGACCAGGACAGCAAAAACTATTGTCGCAAGCACAAAATATTTTGCACAAAGATCCATCCAAACTTACAGACAAGGAAAAAGTATCACTGTATAAAGCCCTAAATCTTACACTTACTTTTCACGACGAACCAAATTTAGGAGTCCAAGATAAATTCTACGGAGAACTCAAAAAGAAAGGTTATGGTGCTTTGGTAGATGTAAATGATCAGCAGTATTCATCTTATCATGCTAAACGTCCAATGATTATATTCGATACTTCGAGTACTAAAGTTAAAAACTCTAATGAAATATCGGATGAAGAAATTAATAATCTTTATCGAAAATATAACACTGAACGAATCATTAAAGAGATTGGTCATCAGTCTATTAATTTCCTGCCGGATATGATTTCTAATATGAATTACAACTTTGAACATGAAAGAATAGAACAACAAGAGCGTAGTAGGCCAAGTAGTGTGAGCAGTAGATAACGGAAATTTTAAGTTGGAGGAAAGAAATGATTAACTTTGATGAAAGAGCAGTTGAAATTGCAAAGGACTACATCATGGAGCATCTGGATAAATCTGATCCGATGCCAGACTTTACGGTGTTTACAGTCTGGAAGTGCAAGACCTTGCAGAACTGGAAGTACCTGCTTAGCTCCACTCTTTTTGATGGTATGTACTATGAGCTGACCTATAACGGGGACGATCACGAGTGGTATCTGGATGCCTACAAGAAGTTTCAGAATGTAGTGGTAAAAGAGAACTGAAAAATTTAACCAAGAATCTGAAGTAGTATTTATGATTTTGTATTCGATTTCATAAATTCTGCTTTTGAGAAAATTAAGTATTGTGGGAGGCACAATGGCAACAGTGTTTCAAAGGCTTCGATCTGGATGGAATGCCTTTATGAGTAGAGATCCGACGGAAGAAAAAATTCAGCAGTTTGTACAATCAGGTTATGCTTATTCCTCGCGTCCAGATAGATTCCACGGGCGACTCACGAGTGCAAAAGCTGTAGTAGCTAAAGTCCTTAACCGAATTGCTCTTGACACGGCAATGATTGATATTGTTCATGCAAGAGTTAATGAAGAAGGGGATTATACAGAAACAATTAAAGATGGCTTGAATGAATGCTTGACGCTTTCAGCCAATTTGGATCAGACTGGAATGCTTTTTAAACAAGATGCAATTCAATCGATGTTTGACGAGGGATGTATAGCACTTGTTCCGATTAATACAAGCAGTGATCCAACGACTGATAGTGACTCGTATGACATTCTTTCCATGCGTGTAGGAAGAATCGAGTCTTGGTACCCAACTGAAGTTCGTGTAGAAGTTTATAACGAACTTAATGGTAAGCATGAGTATCTTATGATGCCTAAGAAGGCAGTTGCTATTGTTGAGAATCCATTCTATTCAGTAATGAATGAACCAAATTCAACTCTGCAGAACCTTCTTAGAACAATTCAGAGGCTTGATGCTTATAATGCGCAAAATGTTTCTGGAAAGCTCGATCTGATTATTCAATTACCTTACGTAATTAAGTCTGAACAAAAACGTAAAGAAGCTGATAACAGGCGTCAAGATCTTATTGACCAGTTAACGGGATCGCCTCTTGGTGTAGGTTATATCGATGGAACCGAAAAAGTTGTGCAGCTGAATCGGTCTCTTGAGAATAACTTATGGCAGCAGGTGAAGGACTTAACAACGCAACTTTATAACGAGTTTGGACTTACGCAAGCAATAATTGATGGCACAGCTGATGAACAAACGTATATAAATTATTTCGATCATACCATATCTCCAATCTGCGCTGCCCTTTGCGATGAAATGACTCGCAAGTTCTTATCTCGGACAGCAAGAACACAAGGACAAAGAATTGTCTTCTTTAGAGATCCGTTTAAACTTGTTCCTGTATCTCAGCTCGCTGATATTGCAGACAAAATGAGACGCAATGAAATCATGACAGCAAACGAGATCAGATCAAAGATTGGTTTGAAACCCTCTAAAGAGCAGTCTGCTACAGAGCTTAGAAATCCAAATCTAAACAAGTCAACCGAAGAAATAAAACAGGGAGCTGGTTCTTTACCTGATCAAAATGAACATGCTTCAGGGCGTGGAGATTTGGTAGATATGGTACTTAACAATCAAATAGGAGGTTAAATCGTATGCCAAATAAGGGTTACGATTTCGCCGGATATGCAACAAAGAATGACATTCGTTGCACTGATGGAACTGTAATTAGACGTGGTTGCTTCCATGACATGGATGGTAAGACCGTTCCTCTCGTGTGGCAGCATCAGCACAATTCAGTTGGAGAGGTACTTGGCCACGCTGTGTGTGAGGAAAGACCCGATGGTTTGTATGTCTATGCATATTGCAATGACACTCCGAATGGTCGTAACGCCAAAGAAGCAGTTCGTCATGGAGACGTGAATGCATTCTCTATCTGGGCGAATAATATTAAGCGCAAAGGTTCTGACATTCTTCACGGAGTAATTCGTGAGGTGTCACTTGTTCTCGCAGGAGCCGATCGTACTGCAGTTGTTGATACGATTGCCCATGGAGATATGGACTATGATGAGATTGAGCATTCCTTTGAGATCGGAGAAGGCGAAGCTGAAATCGCATTTCTCGGTGGGTATGGCGACATCATAGTTCATGAAGATTCTGAAGCTTCTGGCGATGATAAGTCAGATGCGAAGGATGATGAGAAAACTGTTCAGGATGTTCTTGATACGTTTACTCCGGAGCAGAGAGATGTCCTTAACTATATCGTTGGCAAAGCAATTGAGGATACCGAGAAGGAACTCACTGGCAATACCGAGGATAAAGCTGAGGACGACAAATCTGAAGACGATCGTATTAAGCACGCCGAGGAAAATAATAAGGAGGATACGATGACTCAGGATACTACTAAAAAGAGTGCTCCCGAGAATGAGGAAACTATTCAGGACGTTCTCGATACATTCAATGAAAAGCAGAGACTTGTTCTGAATTACATTGTAGGTAAGGCAGTTGAGGATGCCAAGAAAGGAAAGACATCTGAGTCCGATGAGGATGACACAGATGCTACAGACGATGAGTCTGAAAACGATAATACTGAATCCAATGAGGAGGATAAGAAATTGAAGCACAACGCATTTGACACTTATGGAGAGACTGGCCATTCCGAGCAGCGCGAGTTCATTTCCCATGATCAGTTCCAGGAGCTTCTGCATGATGCCAAGACTCTTGGTGGTGGTTCTCTAAAGGAGGCATACTCTGCTGCGATTGAGAGCGGAGCTATTGCTCATACTGATGGGTATCCGAATGGTACTCCCGGAACTGACTATGGCATTAAGGATATTGACTACATGTTCCCTGATGCTAAGGCTATCAATCCTCAGCCTGATTTTATCACTCGCAATATGGACTGGGTGGACGTGGTTCTGAACACTGTTCATCGTACTCCGTTTGCTCGTGTTAAGTCCATTCACGCTAACATTACCGAGGAGGAGGCAAGAGCTAGAGGTTATCTGAAGGGTAAGTATAAGAAGGAAGAGGTCTTCACGATGCTGAAGCGTGCAACCTACCCTCAGACCATTACCTGTAAGCAGAGAATTGATAAGGATGACATTGATGATATTACCGATTTCGACATCCTTGTTTGGCTGAAGGGTGAGATGCAGATGATGCTTCGTGAGGAGGTTGCTCGTGCCATTCTGATTGGTGATGGCAGAGAGACTTCTGATGATGACAAGATCCATGAGGCTAACATTCGCCCTGTCTTCAATGACGATGATCTCTACACCATTAAGTTCCCGGTTGAGGTCTCCGCGAACGCAACTGATGACGAGAAGGCAAAGGCTCTTCTGAAGGCTCAGCTTAAGGCTCGTAAGCTGTACAAGGGTTCTGGCAACATGACCTTCTTCACCACTGAGGATAATCTTACCAATGTTCTGCTTCTTGAGAATGGCATCGGTGAGCGGATGTATAAGTCCGAGGATGAGGTTGCTACTGCAATGAGAGTTGCAAAGATCCAGACTGTTGAGCCGATGACTGGTCTTAAGATCGAGATCCCTGACAGCACTGGTAACACCAAGACTAAGTATGACGTTGCTGGTGTTAGTGTTAACCTTCAGGATTACAACGTTGGTACCAATGGCGGAGCTAAGACCGATTTCTTCGATGACTTCGATCTCGATACGAACACCAAGATCTGCCTGTATGAGACCAGACTGTCTGGTGCTTCGGTGAAGCCTTATAGCGCAGTGACGTTCTACTTCAAGCCCACCGCAGCTAAGCCTACTTCTGGTTCGTCCACTAGCGGAACCTGAGATTAGTTTAAACTAATCTAAAGTAAAGTATGCTCAAAATGGAGGTTATTAACATGGTTTGGTATGGCAAGATTGCTTATGTCGAACAGGTTGAAACTGAGCCGGACGTATGGGAGAGCAAACCAGTAGAACATGACTACTTTGGGAACCTCTTAAAGAACTACAAGTCTAATCAAGAGCCAAATAGTATCAACCAGAACATAAAACTTAACAACCAACTAAGTGTTGTCGCTGATCCTTATCTACTTAATAACTTCCATAAAATTTTATACATAACCTTCGGCGGTGGGAAATGGCGTGTGTCAAGCGTTGATGTTCAGCCGCCAAGGTTAATTTTGACTTTTGGCGAAGTCTACAAGGATGAAGAGGCAGCGGTATGAGATGAGGGACAGATTGGAACTATCCAAGAAGTTACACACTATCTGTGACCATATCTATTTCCAACCCGGATCTAATACTACAATGGCTTATCCTTGTATTAGATACGAGTTTAATGGACCATTCGATATGAAAGCTGATAATGGTAATTTCGTAACTTATGGTCGATATTCGATAATAAACATCTATAAAAGCCCAACCAGCAAATTGTTTGATGCGCTACGAGAAACTTTTAAATATATTACTTGGGACAGACAATATATTGCAGACGGCCTTTATCACGATGTTTATACACTATACTTTTAAGAAATGAAAACTCTAGATAAATACATTATTGCAGCAACGCTCTACATTATCTTTTGGAGCGTTGCTTTCTTTATTTCATGGCTGATTAAAGGCGAAGAACCATCCGTACTTGAGGGATGCATCTTAGCACCAGGAGTTGTTGAACTTGTTTGCGGAGCAATCATTCAGCACGGAAAGAATCATGAGGAAATGAAAGATGGACAAAGAGACATTTCTGAGGAAACTGACGAGTAGAAAATTTTGGGTGGCACTTGTTGCCTTTGTTTCCGCATTACTTACAGCGTTCCACGTAAGCGAGGGATCTATTGCACAGGTAACATCCATTATTATGGCATTTGGATCGCTTCTTATTTATATGTTAGCAGAGTCTGCAACTGATGTTGCAAGTCTTAATAATAAGAAATCTGAGGAGGCAGTGGATGACGACACAACAGACAATTGAAGCTGCTATCTCCTGGATGGAGAAAACGGCAAGAGACAATTCTCATGGATATTCCCAGGTACATCGTTGGGGGCCTGACTATGATTGCTCTTCGGCAGTCATTACAGCATGGCAGACAAATGGTGTTCCTGTAAAGGAAAACGGCGCTTCTTATACTGGCAATATGCTTGGTGCATTTAAGAAGTGTGGGTTTAAGGACGTGACTGCAGAAGTTGATTTAAAGACTGGAAGAGGTCTTCAAAGAGGTGACGTTCTTTTAAATCTGAAGCATCACACGGCAATGTTCTGTGGCAATGGAAAAGAAGTGGAAGCCTCCATTGATGAACGAGGAACCGTTGTAGGAAGACTTACTGGAGATCAGACTGGAAAAGAGTTTCTTATTAGGAATTACAGAAACTATCCCTGGAATAAGGTCTTGCGCTATGTCGGAACTGCGACGCAGCCAACGACAACCAAACCTATAGCAGGAAAGTCTTATAAAGATGCTTCTGCAAAATTTGGAAAACGGTTTAAGGTTTCTTGCAGCTCCTTAATGCTTCGTTCTGATGGAAAGACAAGCGCAAGCATTATTAGTGTTCTTCATAAGAATGATGTTGTTACTTGGTATGGGTACTACAAGTACGATACAGAAGGCAACACTTGGCTGTATGTCGTAACAGATAAGGGTACAGGATATGCTTGTAAGAAAGAAGGAACTAAAACCTATCTTTCTGTACTCAAAAATTGAGGCTTAGAGGAATCCAATGGTTAAAGTATTTATATCACAGCCAATGGGCAGCAGGTCCGATGAAGTGATTATTGCAGAACGCAATGCAATCACGCAAGAATTAAACACAATGATACCTGATGGCTACTACCTGATCCATTAAAATTACGAGCTATACGATAAGCAAAGAAACAATGTAACTTAAAGGTACATTTAAAGGCACTTCTATGGGAATACTTATTCTTATTATTGGCGGCTTGATTGCTACACTGGTAATTGAGTCTTTATAAGTAAAAGGCACTTTATGACAGACAAAGAAATATATGAACTTGTACGAAAATCATATGCAGACGTAAACAAGGACTACATCACAGAACAAGTTAAAGATGCTTGCAAATTCTGTCAGAACAATCCCAATAACGGTGGCACAGGCGTCTGTAGTTATATTTTGGGTAGTCCTGTCATTTATTAAAGGCACATTTGATTACGCATTTAGGTACGCTGCGTCGGCTTCTTGGTTCGGTGTTTTGGGCTACTACCTGATCCATTAAAAATTACGAGCTGCGTACGCAGCGAGCCGAGCGAAGTGAGGCCGTTTTCGGCCTATTCTGATATTATCGGGCAGAATAATAGGAGATAATAATGAGTGTTAAGAAAGGTGAGAGTTAGTATGGGAGGTGTGTCCTAATGCCAATGTTTATTCTTAGAATTATTGCAAGGAATGCAATCACGCAAGAATCGTTAGTGGTGAGGATGTGACCACTGTGATTAACTCCTATACAAAATTGTCTGACACCGACAAGGAAATTGTAAAACAGCTTATTAAATCCCTGCCAATGTAATATCCGAGATAGAAAGGAGCTGATACCCTTGCACAGATAGTCAATCTACAAAAACTAAATATTTTTACTCATTTCTTACTGCTTCAGAACAAAGCAGAGAAAGGGAACCTTATGGAAAGTTCAAATTATTCTCTTGGGGACATTGCCGCGATGCTTGGTAATCGCTCTGGTTTCGGCAATGGAGATGGCCTTGGATGGCTGATTCTGATCTTCCTGTTCTTTGGAGCTATGGGTGGTGGTTGGAACCGCAATCCTGGTCCGGCAGTTCCTCCCAATGTTGCAACAGTGACTGATGTGCAGAGCATGATTAACAATCAGACTGTAAACACTGGCCTTAATAATATTGCTCTTGCTACCGCTGACAATAACTATCAGACCGCTCAGCTTATTAACGGCCAGACGAATATTCTTCAGCAGCAGAACCATGCAAATCAGATCAATGCGGTGCAGGGATTCAATAGCGTGAATCAGACCCTTCAGGGCGGGTTTGATGGTATCTCTCAGCAGCTTCAGAACCAGACGAATCAGCTTGCAATGCAGATCAGTCAGCTTGCTTATCAGATGGATCAGTGCTGCTGCAGCATTAAGACGCAGATGCTTCAGGATCGTCTGGAGGATAGAGACAGAGAGCTTGGTGTTGCTCAAAATGCCATCAATAACGCTCAGCAGACTCAGAATATTCTGGGAGCACTTGGGAGATTCGTTGCCTGGACTCCTAGTGGATCTCAGGCAGCCTCCTCTACAGTCACCGCCGGATGAGCATAAACCAGCTGGAAAACTATCTCTGCGATGAGCTTAATGATGCGGAAGATTATGCAAAGAAAGCGCTCTGGCTGAAGAAAACCTCGAAAGCAGATTCAGACAAGTTCTTGGCTATGTCAAAAGAGGAGTTGGCACATGCCAAGAACTTTTTCGAGATGATTCAGAATCCAGATGAAAGCATCGTAAGCTATTATTCCAAACGAGTAGCAGAGATTACGATCATGCAGTCACTTTAAAGGCTAGGGAGGGTAAAGAGTATGCCACCTTGGCTTAGTACGATAGTTGCAAGCATTGCGTCTGTGTTGGTTGCCGTGATCTCGTCCTCATGGTTCTCTAAAAGAATGATGAGGAAGGATATTTTGGGCGAGCTCTCAAGACGTCTTGACAACGTTGATGGTGTTTTAACCGGCATGGCAGACAACGACGCTAAACTTAAGCAAGCCAATGTGGCACTCTTACGAGATAGATTCATGGCTCTTAGTAAAAAAGCTATCGAAGATGGATCTATCTCGTTTGATGACCTCCAGACAATTAAAGATCTTTCGGTTCCTTATTTCGAACTTGATGACGTCACTGGAGAAGGAAAGGTCTTGCTTAGTAAAGTCGAGCAACTACCGATAAAGAATTGACGATCAAAATGGAGTGTAGGAGGTGTTACTTATGAATCCGTATAATCCTTATAATTTTGGAGTTCCTGCTTATGGCTACAATCGGTTTACTCGGCCACAAGCCTCAATGCAACAGGAGCCTTCTATTAAAGTCCCTCAGGTGCATGGTGAGAATGGTGCAAAAGCCTATTCTCTTCCTCCGGATTCTTCAATTCTCTTAATGGATGAGACAGATTCCATTATTTGGGCGAAGATGACGGATGCTGCAGGTTATCCAACTTTGAAAGGCTTTCGGGTTGTTCCAATGGATGATGCCGAGATGAAAGAAGAAACCCCAGTTTATGTCACAACAAAAGAGTTTGACAAGCTTGCTGACAAAGTTAACAAGCTTGTCAAAGACCTTGGAGGTGAGAAAGATGAGTAATCCGATTCTTGACATGTTCCAAAGAAGTGCATCTTCCACTCAAACACCTGCCTCGAATCCTTTGGATGGGGCAAAGTCTTACGTTTCTTCTCATGGTGGAGATAGTAAGACTGCATTTATGAACCTCTGCAAGGAGAATGGTATTAATATGCCAAACGTTCAAACTCCAGAAGAGGCATTTAATATTCTAAAGAGACAAATCAATGTTGGAAATGTAATCCAGAGACTCTTTGGAAGATAAGATCAAAATAAAGAATAAAGATCATAGGCCCTTACTTGCAATTAGAGTAGGGACTTTTATTTTACTTAAATTTAGGTAGCTTCGATAGATAACTTTTTGGATTAAAGAAAAACTTTCATTTAATTCACCTGCACAACTGTTCTCTATCGTTAGTAATAAAACAACAAATGACGAAAGGAAATATTAATCATGGCTAAACTGGTTTGGGATGCCGTAGGTGAAAAGAGGTATGAGACTGGCGTGGATCATGGCGTTCTCTATCCTCAGGTAAAAGGAGCATATCCGAAAGGTGTTGTCTGGAATGGTCTTACTTCTGTTACAGAGTCTCCCTCTGGGGCAGATGAGAATGCATTCTATGCAGACAACATTAAGTACGGTTCTCTTCGCGGTGCCGAGGAGTTTGGTGCTACCGTTGAGTGCTATATCTACCCGGATGAATGGCAACTCTGCGATGGTTCTATTGAGCCCGTTAAGGGAGTGATTCTCGGACAGCAGAAGAGATCCACATTTGGTCTTGCGTTTAGAACACTCATCGGAGATGACGCTGAGGATGCACTCGATGCCGACAATGGCTATAAGCTGCATTTGATCTACAATGCGACGGCTTCTCCTTCCGAGAGACAGTATCAGACGGTTAACGATAGTCCGGAAGCTATTACATTCTCTTATGAGATTACGACTACTCCGATTCCGGTAACTGTTGTTCCAAATGCTCGTCCGGTTGCAAACATCACAATCAATTCTAAGACTACAGATCCTGAGAAGCTGAAACAGCTTGAGGACATTCTGTATGGTACGGATGGAGATTCTACAGGCACTGAGGCAAGACTTCCTCTTCCGGATGAGGTTCTGACTGTTCTTGGCTATACCAAGAACTGACAATAAATAGCTTAAGGAGGCTTAACAAATGTTAGCAAAGAAAGTAAAGTACACAGATTTCGATGATAACGAAAGAGAGGAGACTTTCTATTTTAACCTCTCTAAGACAGAGTTGATGCGTCTTCAGGTAAGTGCTGATGGCGGTCTTGTTGCTCGCATTACAAAAATGCTTGAGAGACAGGATTCCAAAGAGATTCTCGATACTTTTGAATGGCTTATTCTCACCTCTTATGGAGAGAAGTCTGATGACGGAAGAAAGTTTGAGAAAGTTAGAGACGGGCACAAGCTTGCTGAAGATTTTAAGCAGACAAATGCCTACGAGGTTCTTTTCTCTGAAGTTACCTCAGACACTCAGCACGCGATTGACTTCTTTAATGGCGTTATTGATCCTTCTGTTATGAAGGAAATTAACGCTGCACAGAAAGACGCGAACGTAGTGCCAATTCCTACAAAATAATTACGAAGGAGTAATGTATGCTCGAGATTACAGTAGAACCGATTACCATGTTTAACCAAGAGACTCAAGAGTTTGTCGCGGTTGGACCTAAAAAGCCGGTGAAACTGCATCTCGAGCACTCTTTAATTTCTCTCTCAAAATGGGAAGAACAAACTAGACGTAAATTCTTTTCTAAAGAAGAATGTCCACAAACAAAAGAAGATTATTTGTTTTACATTAAGTGTATGTCACTTGATGGACCAATTAAAGATGACATTCTTACTGCAATTACAAATTCGCAGCTAATAGAAATTATTAATTACATTCAATCGGTTCGTTCAGCAACAACAATAAAGAATAATAGAAGTACAAAACATTCGTCCGAGATCCTTACGTCGGAACTTCTTTATTATTATCTTGCTGTTTTTCGCCTTCCATTTTCTGCTGAAAAATGGCATTTGTCACGGCTATTAAAATTAATCGCCATTGCAAATGCAAAAGAAAATCCAGGAAAGAAAACACCTAAGAAACAGATTCTTATGGATAATGCGAAACTCAATAAAGCAAGAAGAGCAGCACTTCATTCCAATGGGTGATAACTATGATAATAGAAGTTACGCATAAGGGTAATTTTAAAAATACTGAAAATTTTCTGCAGAAAGCAAAAAACTTTACGATAGATGCAGTTTTAGCCAAATATGGGCAAGAAGGAGTGGATGCTCTTTCAGCAGCAACACCGGTAGATACTGGTAAAACTGCAGCCAGTTGGCAGTATAAAATAGATAAGGAATCCAATCAAGTAGCAATACGATGGTATAACACCAATATTAATAAAGGTGTAAACATAGCTGTAATTTTACAGTATGGGCATGGTACTGGTACTGGAGGATGGGTAGAAGGACGAGATTACATCAATCCTGCAATGAGACCTATCTTCGATAAACTTGCAAACGATGCTTGGGAATCTTTAATTAGCAAATAAGGAGGTGGTTTAAGTGCCATCAGTTGATGAACGTGTTGTCCAGATGCGATTTGACAACCAGCAGTTTGAATCCGGGGTTCATACAACGCTTGGAACGCTGGACAAGCTTAAAGCATCCCTTAATTTCAAAGGAACAAAGTCGCTTGATCCATTAGCTTCTGCGGCTGACGCAGTATCTAAAAAGTTCTCGGCCATGGGAACGATTGCAGATCAAGTACTTCGTAATATTACAAACCGTGTTCAAAATGTAGCGCATCAAATGGCTACAGAACTCACAACCAAGCCGATGATGGAAGGCTTCAAGACGTATGAAACTAGAATCCAGTCATACCAGACAACATTATTTAATGGTATCGATCAGCTTGGTAATTCTCTGTCCAAGACAAAAGTTAATTCCGTCTTGGATGAATTAAATGACTACTCTGATAAGACTATCTATCGCCTTACCGATATGACGTCAGCTCTTGGTAAATTCTCAACGGCAGGTGTTGATGTTGATACTGCTGCAAAAGCTATTAAAGGTATGGCAAATGAAGCAGCTCTTGCTGGTGCCGATACCAACCAGTTTGGTAGAGCGTTGCAGTTTGGTGTGACACAAGCTCTTAGCATGGGTTATATGTTGACAAGAGACTGGATGAGCTTGGAAACTGCTGGAATGGCGACAAAGGGTTTCAAACAGCAGCTTATTGAAGCAGGATTGGCAGCAGGTACACTTGTAAAAAAAGGAAAGAACATTTTAACTGTATCGAATGGAACCAAAGTAACTTGGCAAAACCTTCGAGGAACACTTGCTGACAAATGGGTTACTAATGATGTTTTAATGGATGCCTTGTCCAAGTATGCTGATGAGACTAATGAACTTGGTAAGAAGGGCTTAAAAGCGGCGCAGGAAGTTAAGACATTTCATCAGTTGTTAGATGTTCTTGGAGATTCGATTGCCTCTTCTTGGAGTAGAATTTATAACACAATTATTGGTGATTACGATCAAGCAAAACAGCTTTGGACTGGGGTTGATAAAGTTCTTGAGAATCTTTTTCAAAAGCCTATCGATAATCTTGGAAAGTTCTTACAAAAAGTAAACGAGCTTGGTGGAAGAGCATCTGTTATCAAGGGACTCGAGAATGTTTTCTTTGACTTAATGGCGATTCTTCGTCCTATAAAAGATGCATTCCAGGACATTTTCCCTCCAAAAACAGCACAGGAAGTTGCTAATATTGCCAAACAATTTGAAAAAATAACAAGTAAGTTTTTTATAACCGATGAAGCAGCTACAAATCTAAAAAGAACATTTAGAGGCGTATTTGCGGTATTTGATATTGCAAAGCAAGCAATTGGTGCAGTCATCAAAGCCGTTGCACCAGCAGGATCAACATTAGCTAGTCTTGGTGGTGGACTTCTTAATGCTACTGGTAATCTTGGAGATTTTCTTGTAGCGCTTGATGAGTTTATCAAAAAGAATAACGTATTTGAAATTGGTATAAGCAAAGTTAAAAATGGTATTGGTTCATTTGTAGACAACATTAAGCAAGCCATTTCGGTAGTAAAAGCGCTGTTCAGTGCAAAGAATGATGAACAGCTAAAAGATATAGAAGAATATTTTGGGATCACCAAATTCGCACCACTAGTATCTGTCTTTTCAAAAATTAAAGACTTTTTAGTAGATATTCGAAATGTCGAAGTTAGTGTGTTTCGTTCTATCGCAAATGGATTCACATCTTTTGATATTGGTGAAAAGTTACGTTCCATTGGTGATATTTTTGCAAAAGTTAAAGATCAAATTGAAGGATTTACGACAGCAGGCAAGAAAAGCAAAGATATTTTTAAGCCTGTTGGATCGGTATTATCTAATGTAATTAAAAATATTGGACAATTTTTAAAAGGTATTCAGATCAATGGTGCGTTTGATCTGGTCAATTTGTTTAATGGCATTGGATTTACTAAGTTTATTTTTACCATTAACAAGATTTTGAAGAATCTTGCTGGTTTCACCGGCAATCCGTTGAAAAACTTTTTCAATGAACTGAAAGATCTTGCTAAGAATAATGTAATCGTAGAGAATTTTCAAAAACTACAGAAGTCTGTTATTGGATTCTTTTCTGATCTTCAGAATAAACTTAAGGCCGAAACATTGGGAGCCCTTGCAAAAGCTATTGCTATTTTGACAGTTTCATTGGTAGCGCTTTCATTTATTGATGGTAAAAAACTTGGCAAATCACTTGCAGCTATTGCTGGCGCTTTTGCTGAGCTTTTAGGCGTTATGTTTATTTTAGGCAAGCTGGATAGCTTGAGTGGAAATAAAATTGGTGAGAAAGGTAATATATTTAAAAACCTTCTTAATAGTTTTAAGCCATCAACACTTTCCACAATGTGTACAGCAATGATTAAGCTTTCCGCTGCAATGGCCATTTTAACACCGTCAATCGTTGCACTAAGCAAACTTTCTTGGGGTGAGCTTGCGAGAGGTCTTCTTGGAATGGCAGCAGGATTTGCAGCAATGGTTGGAGTTATTTTTGTATTAAGTAAAGTTTTCTCCAGCATTGCTACTGCAGATGGCGCTCTTAAAAATGTAACGAAGAGTATTACGAAGGTTGTTCCTCTAATGATTGTCATGGCGTTTGCTACAAAACTTATGGCCACTGCAATTAAGTCACTATCGTCTCTTTCCTGGGGAGAACTTGCGAGAGGTCTTCTTGGAGCTGCTGGTGGTTTGGCGGCAATGGTAGGCGCACTCGTTATCATCAATAAATTCGGTAGCGAACTTAGTGGTGGAAAACTTTTTGGACTTGGTGCTGCATTTCTTGGAATGTCGGTTGGCGTTCTCGCAATAGCACATTCGATTAAAGAGCTAGCCGATCTCGATCCATGGAATCTCGCAGACTCAGCACTCGCATTAGTTGGTGTATTTGCTGCACTGGCATATTCTTTATCTCAAATGCCAGTTTCGTCTCTTGCCGGAGGAGGAGCCATCGCATTAGCGGTGCCAGGAATTCTTGCCATTGCTGGTGCATTAAAGATCATTGCTTCCTTATCTGGAGGAGATAGCTTCCAAGCAGTAGTTACATTAGGTACTAGCTTAGTAGCGCTAGCTTATGGTCTTACTGTGATGAGTAAATCTATCGTTGGAGCGTTAGCACTAGATATAGCAGCAGGTGGTTTGATTGTTTTTGGAGGTGCATTAAAGATCATTGCTTCTTTGTCTGGAGGAGATAGCTTCCAAGCAGTAGTTACATTAGGTACTAGCTTAATAATGTTAGCAGTTGGTCTTACTGCAATGAGCAAATCTATCGTTGGAGCGTTAGCACTAGATATAGCAGCAGGTGGTTTGATTACCTTAGCTGGTGCATTAAAGATCATTGCTTCTTTGTCTGGAGGAGATAGCTTCCAAGCAGTAGTTACATTAGGCGGTAGCTTAATGATGTTAGCAGTTGGTCTTACTGCAATGAGTAAATCCATTATCGGAGCATTGGCTCTAGATATAGCAGCAGGTGGTTTGATTACCTTAGCTGGTGCATTAAAGATCATTGCTTCCTTATCTGGTGGTGATAGCTTCCAAGCAGTAGTTACATTAGGCGGTAGCTTAATGATGTTAGCAGTTGGTCTTACTGCAATGAGCGGAGCTATTGTGGGAGCATTGGCTCTAGATATAGCAGCAGGTGGTTTGATTACCTTTGCTGGTGCATTAAAGATCATTGCTTCTTTGTCTGGAGGAGATAGCTTCCAAGCAGTAGTTACATTAGGCGGTAGCTTAGTAATGTTAGCAGTTGGTCTTACTGCAATGAGCGACTCTATCGTTGGAGCGTTAGCTCTAAATATAGCGGCAGGTGGTTTGATTGCCTTAGCTGGTGCGTTAAAGATCATTGCTTCTTTGTCTGGAGGAGATAGTTTCCAAGCAGTAGCTACGTTAGGAAGTAGTTTGATTGTTTTGTCGATTGGTCTTACTGCAATGAGCGGAGCTCTTCTTGGAGCAGCAGTTCTTTTGCTTCTTGGCCCAGCTCTTAGTGGACTTGTTACGCCGTTAAAGAGTATAGCTAGTATTGATGCATCGGCATTATCCAATTCTCTTGCAACGCTTGCAGAAGGCTTTATAGTTCTCGGATCGTCTCTTCCGGCAGTCCTGCCAAATTTACTACTTCTTTCAGGAACATTTGCATCTCTTGCAAAAGATGGCGCTGGATTTGCATCTAGTGTCACTACAATTTCTTTGTCTTTCCAATCAATAGCAGTTTCATCATCGGCAGCCAGTGAATCCATGACTAGATTCTCGACAGCAATGGATGGTATTGGTCCATCAATTAAGGGCGTATCTTCTTCATTGACTAGTTTATCGAATATATTTAATGAGATTGGAACCACTTTTAGTTTGTCAATGGCAACTGGTTTTCTTGCAGGTGAGGATCAATTTAAGTCAACGGCACTAGGTGTTGCTCTGCGTGGAGCTAATTCATTACTTACTGCCAAGAGCCGTTTTATAAACGCCGGTTTAAATTTTGCAATTGGTCTAGCAAATGGAATGTCATCTGGACGGCCTAACGTTGTTACGTCAGCAGCAAATATGGCTAATGCAGCAGTAGAAGAAACACGTTCTACTTTGCAGATTCATTCACCATCCAAGGTACTATACAATATTGGTCAGTTCTTTGTAAAAGGTTTTTGTAAAGCAATTAACGATCTTAAAGGTCTTGCTTCGAAGGCTGCTGGTGATATGGTGCAAGGTGCCGTTGATAAGGCAATGGAAAAAGTTGATGGCGGGGTTGATGATATTAATGCTCTTGTAGATAGCAAAACAAAATATGCAAACAGATATGGCACAACTTATGGTCTTCCTAATACATCAAATGATCATGATACTGCGTCTCATGAAGAGGCAAAGGGTAAAGCACTTAATAAGAAGAGAGCAGATCAAGCACTGCTGCAACAATGGTCTTCTGCTACTAACTACAATACTGCTGCAACGGATGAGAATACAAAATCCAAGATAAAGAATGCCAGTGGGTCTGGAAGTGCTGCAAAAGCATCGAAAGATAATGCGGAAGCTAAGAAACAGGAAACAGAAGAGCTTCTTAAACAGCAAAAAGTCATTGATAAGTTTAACAAATATAGTGTTAATGTTCTCGATAGCATGAACAAAGGGTATTCCATCTTATGGAGCACATTTGATGATCCTACAAAGATGGTTGATACCATGCGGAACTCTCTTATTAATCTCGCAGCTCAGATGTGGATTACTGCTCAGGAAGGAACCGATTCTTCCAATAGCATTTCTTCTTCAACGGAAGATACAGCAGATGATACAACTACTGCGGCAGAAAAGACTGCAAAAGCTATTAAAGAACATCTTGTGGATATTGAGGACACCTTCAATCAAAAGTACGAGAGTTATAAGTCAAAAATCAAAGATGGAATGGATCTCTTTTCCAAGTTTGATAACAAGCTCTCTGACACAAAGAAGCCAGAAGAAGTACTAAAGAATGCTCAATCTGAGATTGATGGTTACACTCGTCTTGGACAAAAGTATATCATGCTTGCTGGAAGAGGAGTTCCTCAAAATGTTTTGAGTGATCTCATTGATAGCGGTGTTGAGGCGCTTCCCAAGATCAACGCTATGTTATCAATGAGTGATGACCAACTTAATGAGTATCTGAATGATGTTAATAATATTGATACGATTTCGGATAAAGTAGCTTCTCAGGCGCTTGCGGCACAGGTTATGGCATCCACAACGGTTCAATGGAGAAAAGCCGCGCAGGCTCAAAAAGGAATATCTGCTGATCTGAGATCGGCGTATTTTACTTTCCAGAAAACTGTTCAGGATGCTCAAAATGCTAATGTTGATCTAAACAAAACAACATTCGGTAATATTGATATGAATTCTCGAGAAGTTCTTAAATGGACAGACGAGAATATTGATAAGTACAAAGACGTCCTCTCTGATTGGCATCAGGATGCAAAAGATCTTAAGGGAACCATTTCAACCATTCTTGGCTCTTACGGAGAGTTTGGTGATGGGTTAAACATTGCCTTTACACCTCTCCTTCAGACTGGAACCGGAGAACCTGTTCTTTTGAGTTCTGACACTGTGAACAAATATATTGAAGCGGTGCTTGATAAGGTGAATGCAACCCATCCTGATGGATTCACCACAGAGGATATTCTTGGTATTGATGCAGAAGGTCTTATGATTGATGGGCAGCTTATTAAAGACCTTATTGCAGATGTTGGAGATACTGCTGTACAGACATCCGAAGCAATGCATTATGTTGGTACGGATAGTGAGTACATGCAATCTTGGGATGATTTGAAGACAAAGCTTGATGCTGCTGGGATTAGTTTCGAAGACCTTCAACAGAAAGTGTCCGATACAACTCAGACAGAACAAGCTGCTGCCTATGATTTGATGTCTACGTATTCCGCTGCTGGCGAGACTGTTATGAAATGGCAAGAAGAATATGAGACAATGTCCAATACGGTCAAAAGTACTATTGAATCTCAAGTTGGATTGTTTGATAAGTTGGAGCTTAAGTCTGATATGACCGCTCAGACGATGATTGATAACTTTAAGTCTCAGGTTACTGGAATTCAAACCTGGGGAGATGAGTTACAGAAATTATCAGATAGGAATATTCTCAACACAGATATTCTTGAACAGTTGGCAGCTCTTGGTCCGGAAGGTTATGATAAGCTTCATGCATTCTATACCATGAGTGACGATGAGCTAAATCAGATCAACACACTTTATCAGCAAAAGCTGACGTTGACGGATAGTGTTTCGAACACAGTCGGTCAATCGTTTGCAAATGCGGCAGTTGGTGGAATTAATAAATTTAATGAGGCTCTTGCTATTTATACCGGTCAAGATTCTCAGTTTATGGCGTCGCTACAAGGACTTTCAACAACTGTTCAACAAGCAATCATATCTGCAGTTGGAACAAGTTCTGATTCTGTAGCACAGCAACTTGCAACGGTTCTTACCACTGCAATCACTAATAATTCTGGGTCTGTGATTTCTCAGTCGACAACACTTGGAACCAATGCATCTAATGCTGCTGAGAAAGCGATCGCGGATGGCGGAGATGAAATGGCGTCTACTGCAAGAACTGTTGGTAAGGAAACAGTTGATGCCGCCGGAGAGAACATTAATGCTGGAAAGGGTACCGAGCAAGCTAATGACTATGCGTCTGGTATTATTAACGGGATTAATGCGCAAATTTCAAATGTTTATAATGCAAGCCTTGCGCTTGGTAATGCAATGAATGCTGGTACTCATGATGGAGCTGGTAATGGTTCTCCTTCTTGGAAGGGTGCACAGCAAGCTATGTGGTACATCATTGGCGTGATGAATGGACTCGCAAAGATGGAGACCCCGATGACGGAAAAGGCAACGGAAACGGGATCTCTTTTAAGTCAAGCTATTGGAGCAGCATTCACAGTCGACGATACTAATCCTGTAATTACTCCAGTTGTTGACTTGAGTAATGTGGATTCTGGACTTAGTTATTTGAACAATCACCTTAATACCATTCCACAAGTTGGTCTTAATTTCGGAGAAGTTCGTACTCCTGGAGATCGTATGGCTGAGTTGGCAGCAAGCAATGCTACAGCATATGATAATTCAAATGTTGTGTTGGCATTGTATGATTTAAGGAAAGATGTTGCGGAACTTGGTAATAAGGTCAATGGTATGCAAATTGTAATGGATTCTGGGCAGCTCGTTGGCTCAATTTCCAAAGGTATGGATACCAGTCTTGGTAACAGATCAATTAGAGCATCGAGGGAAAGGATGGGATAATGTCATACGCGTATTATCATGGAGCGCATTCTGTGCTAATTGGTGGACGAGACACGTGGTCAACATTTCATTTGATCCCAACTGAGATGCTCTACGTTGCTCCACCAGAACCTAAAACAGAGTATGTTGATATTCCAGGAGCGAATGGTCAGTTGGATTATACCGGGATTCTGAACGGTTTGAAATTTAAAAACCGGGAGGGGTCCTGGTCTTTTTATATTGATCCAGAGTACCATTTCATGGAAGTTTATAACAATCTTTTGAGTTATTTGCATGGAAAAGTATTACCTTGCATTCTTAGAGATGAACCAAAGTATTATTACTATGGACGATTAACTTTAGGAGATCCAGACATCTCTTCGGATGACAAGCCTGCAAAGATTACAATTAATTATAATTTTGAACCGTATAAGTATCCCAGTGGATATGTCTTTCTTCCGTCAAATGATGCCGAGAACAACGATCTTATTGGAACAGATCATGGGAATACCGGATACGATGGGCAAGGAAGTCTTGATACCTCTGGGTTCACAGGTAATGGTGATATTCCTCAAGATACTCCAGGACCGATTGAATCTGATGAATGGCATTGGAACGACTTGTTTAATAATGTCATCACCTATGGTCCATTCTATGTTGCCGGATCAAAGGAACGAAATCTTTACAATCCAACAAGCGGTACGATTACGCCAATGTTCTATTGCACAAGTGAAATGAAAGTTATATTTGGCGAGAAGACTTATACTCTTGCTGGAACTACTACGACAAACAGTGGCATTGTGCTGCAGCCAGGAGACAACAATATGACGTTTGTTGGTTATGGTAATGTCGTAGTCTCATATGGAGGAACGACAAGGATATGATCTATGATATTCGTGTAAATGATAAAACAATTTATAATGAGTCAAAGAACATGATCCTTGTCGATCCAAGTATGAGTACAAGTCTTAACTCAGCTGGCTCATGTGAATTCACAATGCCTCCGAATCATACATTCTACAACAATATTAAGTTTATGACAGATACAGTTGATGTGTATGAAGACGGGAATTTGATATTTACAGGAAGACCATCTGAAATTAGTACAGATTACTGGAAACAAAAGAAAGTCTATTGTGAAGGTGCATTGGCATATTTCAATGACACCATACAAAGACCTAAAGAGTATGAAACAGTATCTATCAAACAATTCTTCAAGGATCTAATTGCAAATCACAATTCTCAAGTAGCAGCAAATAGACAATTCACCGTCGGTGACATCACAATCTATGATAAACAAGTTTATAGAAAGCTTGACTACAACACTACATGGGACGCAATTAATAAAATGTGCCTCAATGCAGAAGGTGGATATTTGTTTGTTAGGAAAGAGAATGGTGTTTTGTATATTGATTGGCTAGAAGACATGCCTTACATCACCAATCAGCCAATTACATTTGGAATCAATCTTACTGATATTTCACAAGATTTAAAAGCAAGTGAGATATGCACAAGTGTAATTCCTCTTGGGAAAGAAACAGATAGTGCGAGACTTACCGTCACAAGTGTTAATGGTGGAAAGGATTGCATCGATAGTGAAGCAATTGATACATTTGGAAGAATCACAAAGGTACAAGAGTTTAACGATGATGAAGATGCTGCAACACTGTTAAAAGATGGAAAAGAGTGGCTAACAAAGAAACAGTTTGATCACTTGACCATTAAAGTAAAAGCTGCAGAGTTGCATTATCTTGGTAAGTACAAGGAACGCTTTGCAGCATTTAAAGTAGGGCAGAAGATTCATGTTGCATCAACTCCACACCTAATTGATACAACCCTTCCGCTTCTATCACTTGATATTGACTTGGATAGTGCTGTTAAGACAGTTACATTGGGTACTGTTGAGCAAAAAGATCTTACTGAGATTACAGCCAATAAGACAAAGTAAAGAGGTGATCAAAATGGACTTAAACACTGAGATTGGTAACTTCGAGCGAGCGTCGGTTGGCTCTGTAGTTAAGACAACCTTAATCGATTTACTTAACAAAATCGGTGGAACTGATCCTGTAAAAAACACGCTTGGTCTTGGTGGTAAGAATCATTCTGACTACGAGTTAAAAGAAGACTTTACAACTGCTTTACAAATTAAAACCACACCTCTCAATGCAGATGCAGAACCAACAGAAGGACATAAGGATGGCTATTATGTTACTTCTGGAGGACTGTATTCTATTATTGGAGACGTTAGTAAGTGGCATAAGGAGGATGAGACTTAATGGCCGATATTTCAACTTATACAAATGCAATCTCATCCGCCAAAGGTGGTGAGACAGTACGAGATAGCATTATTGACGCGATCAAAGCTATCAATAATGGAGCCAACAATGCTTTATTGCTGAATGGAAAGTCTCCAGATGACTATGTTACGACAGAATATGCCGTTCAGGAGTTGGCGAAGAAACAAGATGCATTAACATTCGATGAAAAACCAACAAAGGATAGTAAGAACCCCGTGACATCTGACGGAGTTTATCAGGCAGTTAAGGATATTGGAAGCGCTTTAGATGCAATCAATGGAGAATCAAGATGAACGAAGAGAATTTTATTTCGAAGCTTATAGATGGAGCATCAGCACCAGTACGTCCTCCTTTTTCAAGAATTGATAAAATTAATGGGGAGGTGATCTAGTGGGAACAATTTCAGATAAGCTAGACTATCTTAAAGATACAAAATCTCAAATCAAAGAAGCTCTTATCGCAAAGCATGCAACAGTAAGTGATACCGATACTTTCCGCAGTTATGCTGATAAGATCAAAACCATTCCACAGGTTGATGCTACTCTGATTAAAAAGACCATTATAGAGAATGGGACTTATATAGCTACCAGTGAGAAAGATGTCACAAAGTGTGATGGATATTCTGAAGTTACTGTAGCTGTCAGAGGTGCTACAGATGGTTTAGTACCTGTCACATACACAGAAAACGGAACTTATAAGGCTGCTGCTGATAAAAGTTTAAATCAGATGGTTGTTAACGGTGCGTATAAGGATGCTTCTCCTGTTGAATATAGTGGGAACCTGAAAGGGGTGAAGTTTAGTTCAATCACACTAAAGAGTAGTAAGCTTTATCATAAAGGAACCGTTACGATTGCACTTCAAAAGACTTCTGGTGGAGCTTATACAACAGTAGCAACGGTTGAAGCATCTAATACTGCGTTTAGTGGCTCTGATGGTGGGAACATTACTCTTGACTACACGCTAGATTTGAAAGCTGAGACTCCTATATATGGTTATAAAATCACTTTTACAGGTGTATACAGAGTTTCTTGCACGATTACATTCAAGTCAACATCTCAAGTCTATTATGGGTATAATCAAGTAACTGTTGATGTTAGAACACTATTAGTTAATCCTGAGGGTGCAATAATCATCCCTGCAACACTGACCGTTCAAGGTTATGACGCGCCAACTACTTAAAAGGAGGAATGAATTATGCCAAGAGCACTTGATGGTGCCAAAATAACGATAGCACCTGCTATGTATGATGCGATTGCTGATGGTATGAAGGGAAACGCCAATGCTATTTTAGCCGCATTAACAACTCAGTCTACTACTGCAAAACTTAGGATTGTAAGATATGGTTATGGCTATAAAGAAGAACATAAAAGGAATTCTATACTATCTTGTGCAAATGCAAGTACTGACAATAATTTCTTAGATTTAATTTTTAATTTTTCGGCTCTAGCTAATGATTTTGGCATCGATACAGGTGCAATTGAGTATTCACCAGACGGAACAAAGTGGACTAAGTTGTTTGATATTAAAAGTAGGATGGACTCCATAGATACAACATCATCTTATTGGTTTGAAATCAAAATAACATTTTTAGAAGGGGGGAGACTATAAATGGCAAGAATATTTGATGATGCAACTGTTACAGTAGCCCCAGATATGAAAACCGCTATATCAGATGCAATGCACGGTAAAGCAAATGATATACTGAAAATATTAAATGGAGAAGACTTAGGTGATGGAAGGTATCCGGTTGTAGAGATATACGACTCTAATACACGTACTTGGACACCTAAAAAAGCCACTGTATATAATGCAGGTATGTCTAATAATATATTGGATTATATTGTTAGTTTTGTTTCTAATAAAGATACTAACACAACTACAAGTGCTTATCTTAGTATTAAAAATAGTTCGGGCGATCCTACAAGATTGTTTCAGTTTAGTTTTGCAGATGGATCGGTTAAATATAAAAGCGATGAAGTCTATAAATTTGAAGTTCGTATAGCAATATAACATCGGAGAGTCAAGATGAATGAAGAGAATTTTATTTCGAAGCTTGTAGATGGAACATCATATTATTTTGCTATCCCTTATTAATCGTAAGTCATAGAATCAAAACTTTATATTTTCCCACATGACTTAGCATCAATCTGACACCAAATCATGTGGGATTTTTATTTCTAGTCCTGTAGCCAAGGTCGGTAAGGCAACGGAATTTGACTCCGTGATCGTTCGTTCAAATCGAACCAGGGCTGTTTCAAAACATAATAAAAGGAGGATCACTATGGCAAGTGCAAGGCTAAAAGGAGACAAATGGTGCTTTCGGATCACATTAACTGTTGGAGATGGGAGTCACAAATACATTGAGCGAGGAGGGTTTAAGACAAAGAAAGAAGCATTGGATGCTGGAAATAGGTTAGAGATACAGTATAAAGATGGAGAAGATATTTCTCGTCCAAAATTCATGTCCTTTAATTTTTTGCATGACAAATGAGTACAAACGTAGAATACCCCCTAGAACGCGAAAAATGGCCCTTTTTAGGCGGTTTCATATTCATTGGAACAAGTACACACCAAAGTGATAAAGTGGGCTAAAAAGCGGCAAATTTGGCCATTTTGGGGCATTATACGAGCATGATCGAGGACTGCTGCAAGAAAGCTGGTGGTGGCGTTGAAAAATACCTCTTCAAGGCGGTTACAGAAGGGAAAATCTTATGCTGTCCTGAATCCTCCATATCGAGCATTCTTCTATTTACTCGACAAAGTAAGATAGCGAAATTTTCATCCCCTCTAATGAGGAGGTGAGAGAATGTATACACTTGACGAACTTAGAGAAGCTGGGCGAGCGGTTGTTGAACTAATCGATCTTGAAGGAATCTAACTGCATGACTAAGTGCGTCAATATAGTCATGCCCTTGGATCTCTTCTAGAGCCAGAAGTAGACAACAGTTACAAATGCTTTTCGGAAATGTTTGAGAAAGGTAGTTTACTGTTCCCGCTGTATCAAAAGATGAGAAAAACTAAATAGATAAGGAAGATGAGAGTGCTTGTTGATATTTCAAGTACTCTTTCTTTTTTTTCGCTAAAATTTCATAGTATATAATGAAGGAGTAACTTATTTATATTTTTGTAGGAGGTTTTGATATGAAATATATTGTAGAACTGTTTAGATCTGTTATAAAAATAGTAATAACGACAACATTAATAATTATGTATTTGATTAAAATACTTAGATATACGATCTTATGTAAACTGAATAAGTTTGATGTTTGTTCGTATAAACAGTATGGGCGTAATATAATATATGATTATTATTGTAAATGTGTTCGGTATGGCTTGATCAGTGCGGATGAAGCAGCTGATGATTACAATGGATTCATTAAGAACATGAATAAGAATTCATAAATAAGTATTAGTTTCAAGAAAGAGTTTTGGAACAAATTGTTCTAAGGCTCTTTCTTTTTTATTCTCGTGGTTAATTCATGTACTAATATGAAGCTAATGTTTAATTTAAAAGGAGGTTTTTATGCAATTATTATTTGAACTGTTGATGATTAAAAACAAAGAAAAAGGTACATTGATGTATTTCATACTAAAATGCAGTATTGCAGCAGCAATATCGCTAACGGTTTTGAGCATGGCAAATATTGTAGGGATTAAATGGCTGGCTATTTTAGCTGTCATTGATCTAGTGTATTATGTATGTTGGAAACTTAGTGGGTGTATACTATTGTTTGCAGTAAACATAGGGATGGTAGGTATCAAGGGTACTATAAAGTATTTCTTTAAAGAGCAATACAGTATTGAAGAAATTATTAATAATATAGAAACGATTTTAAAATGAATTAGCTTCGAGAAAGAGTTTTGGAACAAATTGTTCTAAGGCTCTTTCTTTTTCGTCAAATTTTCATGAACTCTTATGAAGAGGAATGGTCCTCAATACATTTTATAGGAGGTTTAATATGTTAGATGTATTTGGTATTTTAGATGTTATGGAGGAATGTGCATTTAATATGATGCGTGACATAAATTCAAAGACAGATGATTTTTATACCTACGAGGAGATTAATAGATTTTTAGGTCTCCCTGAGGGTGTTGATTCATTGGATTATTTGAATAAAATGGAGGAGAATGCATTGTATCTTACAAGTGAGATTAATCCAAAAACAGGTAAATACTATACAAGTGATGAAATAGCCCATATAATCGGATTGCTTAAAGACTGTTCCTATGTCTAATAAGATTGGGTCTCGGAATGAATAATTCTGAGACTCTTTTTATTTATATTTTTCGTCAAATTTTCAACTCTCTTAATAGGAGGTGAAAGTTATGAACAATTATATTGTAGAAAAACTTGAGAATGCATCAAACCTGTCGGAGAGTATTTCTGATGAGGCTGACACTGCTAAAAGAGCCCTGGCAGGACTTATGACGGACAAAGATCGTAATGATATTTATAACGATCTCTTCGTCCTGATGACTGCACTGGAGAAGATTATGGCTGCAGCAGATCTCATTGAATGTGCCACAGAGAATGCAAGAAGAGAGTTTGAAAAGGAGGATCATAACTAACTAAAAAGAGCGAGAGTATTTGAGAAATCAGATGCTCTTGCTTTTTGTGATATTTTCATTCTCCTTAATGAAAGGAGTGATTAATATGAGAAAGATCTATATTAGAACATCAGATATTTTTGGATATAAGGATGAGGCAAAACGGATGAAATATTTCGACTTCTGTCATAAAAAGGCTTTGGAATGTCATCTTGTATGCCAGTGTCATATTGACGGCATTAATACTAAGCTGTTTATAGAAGGAAGCAAATGGGATATGATTAAGTATTACCTGATAACTGTATTCAAAACTAGAGATAATATCATAGATGCTATCAAACGTATTGTAACACTTATTTTTACTTAAAGATAAAGAGTCTTGGAACAAATTGTTCTGAGGCTCTTTTTATATTTCGCGAAAAATTCCATTCTCTTAATGAAGAGAGAATAGAAGTGAGAGATGCGAATGTTGTTGGTGAGAATCCAACCTCTTCACTGGACTTCGTCAGTCCCAGTGAACTATTCTTCCTTCTTTTTTATTTTTAAGGCTTGTTATAGTTTGTTGTGAAAGGAGACAAATGTTATGTTGGAAAAGTTCGGTAAGAAGGTAGTAGAGCATCTACCAGAAATCCTGACAGTTGGAGCATGTGCTGGAGTAATTGCAGGTGATATCCTTCTTGTCAAAGGTGCGAAGAAAGAAACGCAGGATGGTAAGAAAACACATTACATCCCTGGAGCCATTGCTAGTGGTGTAGGAGTGGCATGTATCATTGCATCGAATAGAGTTTCGAATGCACAAAAAGTTACTCTTGCTGGAGTAGCTGCCGCATTGGCTGCTCAAAATAAATCTCAGAGGGAAAAGATTGAAACTAAGTTTGGCGCTGATGAACTTAGGGAAATGGACAATGTAACACCTACAGAAATCGGTCTGACTTATTATTTACCACAAGTTGGACTGTCATTTGTCGTGCCAGATGATGTCGATATTTCAGAAGAACGTTTTGAAAAAGCTGAGATTAAGATTAATGAATTCTTTCATTCCTGTGGGCAAGTATCGCTAGATGATATTCTGCATCAGCTCGGTTTGGCAAGATACGCATATCGGAATCGAGACGAAAGGTTAATGTGTTGTTCTACCATCTGGACTTATTTGTCGACATACGAAAAAGCACAAAAAATAGTTTTCGGTAAAAAGACTGATAATAAAATAATGGTACTTAGATTCGATGTAAAAGTGTTAGGAGAGTGAATTGTGGAGAGTGATATTTTGAGAATTAGAGGACCTTTCTTACGGGAAATTATAAGGTTTGTAGTTGACAAAGTTGTTAGAAAGAAGTGCGGAACAGGACTTGATATTGACATAAGAAATTTAGAGATTACGGAAGATGCAGATCCACAGTATCTCAAAATAGATTTGGTTGTTAAAGTAAAAAAGGACGATCTTAATAGTCTTATTAAAAGAGCAATGAGGTAAAGAAAGGGGTATATCATGACACAGGAAACTGATAACAGAAACTTTAAAGAGAAGGCCCAGATGAAATGGAATGAGTTGGTCTATAAAGCTCAGAGAACCAAAGACTGGATGGTGCAGCACCCTACTGAAACGGTAGCAATCATTACATTGGGTGTTGGTGTTATCGCTGAAGGAAGAAGAACTTTTGATAGAGTGAAAGGCATCTATGATGCAAGAATGAGTCGTCTAACTTGCTACTGCAATGATGTACAGGGGTACGTGCGACTTAAGCACGAACTTAACTATAAAGAGAATCGGATGTTACGGGATCTGATGAACCAGGGGTACACCAAGTTTGAGGCCCTTGATAGAATGAACTTATTAAGATAATAGTTTGCTCTTTTTACTTTCATTCGCGAAAAAATCACTTTCTTTAATGAGAGAAACAGATGATGTTGTTTGCATAAGAAAGGAGAAACTATTATGTCCAATAACACTGTAATTATGTATCTTACAAGAAGAGAGGCTGAAAGATTTTTGAAGAACAGGAATCATGCTGAACTTACGACGTTCCTTGGTGGAGTCGTCGTTGGTTCCGTTGGAGCTGTGGCTGGAACTTTTGGGCTGGCTAAGGTAAAGGATCATATTGATAAGAAACGTTGTGAGGATTCTTTTAGATTCGACAATGAAATCTAACAATAGCTCTGTTTCTTAAGAGAAAAAACTCAGTGAGAAAAATTCACTGAGCTTTATTTTTATTTAAAAAGGAGAAAAGGCATTGAATATTGTGAGCGCATTAGGTAATAAAGATATATCTTTGGATGCTATTAATAAAACAGTATCCTATAATAAAAAGTATAAGGATGCTATCGATAATTCTGTGGTGAGCACTACAGAATATGATGATCAAAATATTGAATTCGGGAAACCAGAAAAATATTCTCCTGAAATTATTTTAGAGGATGCCGATACGGTTTCTTCAGCACTTGCCCATCGAAATGATGGGACGATTTGTATTCATAATTTTTCCTCTTATACAAATCCTGGTGGAGGATTCATAAGAGGAACTTTAGCTCAGGAAGAAGCTATATGCCATGAAAGCACATTATATAACGTGCTTCGTAAATGCAATTCATTTTATGATTACAACAGAAAGCATATGAATCGAGGGTTGTATTTGGACAGAGCCCTTTACAGTCACTCGGTGTATCTCATTGGAAAAGATGATGATACTTTGTCTGCTGATGTATTAACATGCGCTGCTCCGAATCATTCTGTAGCAAAAAGATTTGGAGTAACTGAGCATCAAAATAGTAATGTTTTCTACAATAGAATTAAGTTTTGTTTCCAAGTCATAGCGCAGGAAAAACCAGATGTATTTATAACCGGTGCTTATGGCTGTGGAGTATTTGGGCAAGATCCCAAATATTGTTGTGCTGTAATGAAATCATTATCAACACTTCTTCCTGTGAAAAAGTTGATATTTGCAATTCCGAATGAAGGCAATGGAAATTATGAAGCGTTTAAGAAAGAACTTGAAAAATGAAGAAAAAGAATATTTAAGATGGACTAATGATTGAGCCGAAAAGGCATTTACAGAATGGCATCAGTTCTGTGACTGGATCAAAACTTTACCAATGCACGAGTTAATTACAGCCAGCGCAGTTTAATTAGTTCGTTAAAATTATGGAGATTTTAAAATGACGATCAAAGAATTTGTTGACAGTTTATCTAAAGAAGAAACTGAGGCTTTAAATAAGATTTTAAATAATTATAAAGAAGATAAGAAAGATTGTAAGATGAATGGGAGCAAGCCTAGAGATGGAAGAACGGAAAAGAATACTGAAGAAGATGACGCACGAAAAGTACTTTATTTTGAAAAAGAAACCTTAAATAGAAAAGACTATAGAAATATTGAGGTGCTAGCAACAATCGTAAGAGTATTGTTAACACCAATATTTGTATGGTATCGACTCTATTTATGGGTATGGGACGGAACGATGTTTAAATGAAGTTACCACTAATTTAAATGGAAAAGGGTCTTAGAATAAATAATTCTGAGGCTCTTTTCTTTTTATGTTTTCAAAAATGGAGGAAAGTAAGCATGGAAAACGTAAGAGAAACAATTTTAGATGATGCGAAGCATGCAGTTTGTGGTGATCGTGACCATCAGTATGGAAGCCCTGAAGATAACTTTGATCAGATTGCTCGTTTTTGGTCTATATACCTTCATACAAATTTATCATCTTGTGATGTTGCCAATATGATGATTCTTTTCAAACTTGCACGGAACATGACCGGAGAGCCAAAGCTTGATAATTGGGTTGACATTGCAGGCTATGCTGCGTGTGGTGCTGATTGTCAGTGCTATTATGAGAAAGGTTTTACTGATTACACTGACATCAGACGAGTCATTACAAAAATGAAGTGCTGACAACAATCAAATAAAGGAGATTTCAGAATGAAGGTCAAAAGAACTATAGAGTTAGAAACAAATGATATTCAGATCGGAGACCAGATTTGTGTTAGTCATTATACAGCTACTTGCCAGGAGATTACATCGATTGCAGCTATATTTCTTTTAGATCAGTATCTCGACAAACCGATGGCGATGAATGTTGTGGACACCAACAGTGGAGGATACCCGGAGAGCGATCTGCGGAAAGCTCTGCAAGGCGACGAGGTGCTTAATATCTTTGCGGACATCCGCGACTACATGGTTCCGTTTGAAAACGGTGACCTTCTCCGGATCCCGTTTGCCGGCGAACTTTTTGATAAGCTGCCGAGCTGGTGGGAGGCAGACGGTCATAAGCAGTGGCCGCTCATGGAGGACAGATGCAATCGATTAGCTTCACGGCAAGGCAAGTATGAATGGGGCTGGCTTCAGAACAAGGTAAAAACGTCATCAACTGAATTCTGCTTTATCGATGCTGGCGGTAGTGATGGTTGGCATTCCGTCGCCTCAGTTGCCCTCGGGGTTCGTCCTGTTTTTAAGATCTCAATGAGAAATGAGGAAACTATTCAGGACGTTTTTGGCACATTCAATGAAAAGCAGAGACTTGCTCTGTATTACATTGTAGGTAAGGCAATTGAGGGTGAGGAAACTATTCTGGACGTTCTTGTTACACTCAACGATAAGCAGAGACTTGTTCTGAATTACCTTGTAAGTAAGGCAGTTGAGGATGCCAAGAAAGGAAAGACATCTGAGTCTAAAAAACAATAATACTGAACCTGGAGAGGAGACAAAATAATGGATGATTTAATCAGCAGGCAGCAGGCAATTTCGGAGATTATGGAAGACATCAAAGACAGATCACTGCATGATGACCCGGCTACACCAGAAGATTATGCAGAAGGTTATGATGAGGGAATCAGAAATGCCGCCGCTATAGTCCTTCAGATGCCATCCGCACAGCCAGACTGCACCGACTGCATCAAGAACGGCGGCGATTGGAATTGCGACCATGTGCATTGCCATAAGGGGATATCCATACAGCCAGAAATCATACGGTGTAAGGACTGTAAGTTCTATAGTCCGATGAATCGAGAAACAAAAACAGGAATTTGCAATCTAATAATGCACCAGAATTTTGGGGATAACTGGTTCTGTGCAGGAGCAGAAAGGAGACCCGATGAATGACTTAATATACAGACAGGCGGCGTTGGATGCCATGGAAACATGGGACAAGTTCGGATGCGACCCGGATGGCAAGCTGGTTAGATATGACGATGACAAACACTATATACCGTATGTGCATTATGAGGATATGGTACATGCCATTAAGCATCTGCCATCCGCACAGCCAGAACAGCGGTGGATTCCGTGCAGTGAGAGATTGCCAGAAGATAGGATAAATGTCAGCAAGTGGGAAGACAAAGAACCAACTGAAATTGTAAAAGAGGAACAAAACATGGCACAGAACATTATTGGAGAGAGAATCGCCGGATTACTGAGGGAACAAGACAAATCTCAGAGAGAGCTTGCTAGACAGGCCGGCATCACGAATGCGTCTATATCCAGGTATATCAAAGGCGACCGGGTACCGAAGGGTCCTATCCTCGCCAATATTGCCAAGGCACTGCACACCACCACGGATTATCTGGTGGGGAATGAGAAGGATTCTAATGATCCGGAGCTTGAGTACAATTACACACAGCGTTCGATTGCCCGGAATGCAAACCGGTGGAGTAAGAAGCAGAAGCTAGACCTTGTGAGCGCCCTCTTCGAGAACGATGATTAACGTTACGGAGGAAAGACGAATGAATATTCCGGTGAATGAGCAAGAAACAGTAATTAATTTTACAGGGGGAAGCGGGAATTGAAAAAGATTATCAGACCGCGACAGGCGGGGAAGTCGTCGGAACTGATCCGAATCGCGGAAGAAACGAACGCATATATCATTGTAGCGACAAGGGCGCGGGCGGTATGCTTGGCGGATATGGCACAAAAACAGGGACGTCATATTTTGTACCCGGTTACGCTGCGAGAATATGAACAATCCAGATTCAGGGGATCATATATCAGGCACGTTTTGATTGATGACGCGGACGCGGTTCTGGAACAGGTATTCAAGGAAGTGACGATTGACGCGATCACAATGACAGAGTGTGTGATGGAACAGGAACCGTCAGAGGATGTACAGCCGGTAGTACCTGCGCATTGGATTGACCAGGGGCATAAGATATTTAAATGCTCAAATTGCGGGAATTATCTGGACTTCAGAGGAGTAAATGCCGGTAGAGGAGCCGCAAATTACTGTCCTAATTGTGGCGCAAAGATGTGGAACATATTGACAAGAAAGCCTCAAAAGCTCACAAAGAGAGAAGAAGAAATCAGAAATTATATTGTTAATGAGTACGGAGAGGCACTATATGGAGTTGAAGTACACAATACTCCAGAAACAGTAGCGAGAGAGGATGAAGCAAGCAAAATTCTTGGAAAAATATTTGATATTTTGGGATATAAAGAGGAGAACATGAGCGATGAATAAATACAGCGATATTGAGATTCAGATAGCAAATAATTTATTAAGAGATGGATATAAGTGGCTCGTGAGAACCATGCGTGGGAATGTTGTAGCATTCTCGTCCCATCCATGTAAAAATGAAGGATATTGGTTATGGCCAAATGATACGGAATCGGAGATCGTATCCGGAAAGTCCACGCCACTTTTTCAAAATATTAAATGGGAAGATCCAGGCCCAACCTATATTGAGGATATCGTAAATCCGCAGATTCTTGATGAGTCTGAGCGACAATACTTGAGTGCAGTGATCAGGCCATTCAGAGATCAAGTACGAAGTATTACGAAAACTCCGAAAATGAATGGTAAAGTAGAATATATAGTAATTGATATTGGTTTCCAAATGTTTTTCCCAGATTTTAAATCCAATACCATGTACAAAGGAATGGAACTTGGAAAAGAATACACGCTTGAGGAGTTAGGGTTATAAGATGTGGTATGACGAATACTTCAGAAAAGGCAACGCTTTTCAGCTCCATGAGGATGATGCAGAACTACATGAATACGAGCAAGCTCTGTTAACGCAGGGTATTCAATATCGAGAAATGATTTTCACAACTCCTTGCGGAGAGGATTACGTTGCTGTTGTAAAACCATAAAAAGTTTCGCAATAAATTCAACTAGTATAATGAAGAGGTTACTAATTAAACTTATTTTTAAGGAGGCTTATTATGGCAATTATTAACGTGTTCGAAGATTTCATGATGATGAGCGGATTGATGTTTTGGTCTGTAATGTTGCTCGAATTCATTGCAAAGTTCATTATACCAGCTGTAGTAACTTTAATGAAGAAATTTATTAATGTTATCTATAGAATGGTAACAGAAATCTGGGACGATATTCGAGGGTATCGTGAATACAAAAGACTTAGAAACTATTATTACGATTTCGACGAAGCACTTGCTGAAGAAGCAAACAAAAGAAAGTAAAAAGTAACTCTAAAAGGAGGCGATGCGATTAATTCGTGTCGTCTTTTTTTTTTTATCACAAGGAAGGGGAGTAACGTAAAATGGAAAATCGTATAATAATTGGAGTTGATTTATCAAACAAAAACGACATTGATACGATGGTTGTAGGAAGAATACGAAATGATCAGTCTATTGATATCATCAATGCTTTTCAAGGAGATGAAGCAAGAGAACTTTATGAAAAATAAATAACAAATAAATAACAAATAAATAACAAATAAATAACAAATAAATAACAAATAAATAACAAATAAATCATCTCTCTATATGAAGGAGTAACAGTAACCTTAAGGCACATTATGTGGAGCCAACTTGATTGGACTAACTCTGCTGTTACATTAGAATAGCGTAGTTCACCTTCTATTAATAGAATAATAAAGGTATACAAAAACCAGTATACAAGTCTTTTTAGGTAACGGGTGCCTGAATTAAGTAGTTAAACGAAACAAGAGGCGTGGTCGTCTATGTCGGCGTTATATAATATGAACGATAGAGGCAAACAACTGTGTGAAGCGTTGGGCACAGCTCTGGCTACGGACAAATCTTATTCTATTATTTTTTCTTTCGCGATAATTTCACATTCCTTAATGAAGTATGAATCATTATTTCTAGAAAGGAGATTATTATGAAAGGTGTAATTGAGTATTTTAGAAGTTATAATGATGAGGTTATGAAACCATATATCAATTGGATTCGGAAGCATAGGATTGGGTACTATGTAATTGGACCAATGGTTATTATTGGATCAACTTATGCATTATATAAGTACTTATCGAATAAGTCTTAAAGAAATAATGATTGTAGTAAAGAGTCTTAGAGAAATTGTTCTAAGGCTCTTTCATTTTTATATTTAATAGGAGGTCTTGTATATGAATGATACCAATTTGAATTTTATTTTTAATTTATGTGATGATTCTGCAATAAAGAAGAAAACTTTAATGGAGGCCTTAAGTATGAGTGATCTTAAAAATAACTATATGAAGTATGATGATGAGTTAAATATTGTCTTTAACATGTGTGAAGATGTACTTAATTATGACGGATCCACAATGGAAGAAAGAGCCAATGCTGCAGCTCTTCGTTCAATTGTTATTGATGAAGCATATAAACTTCGTAATAAAACTATTGAAAAGATTCTGGGGATGATATAATGAAAGAACAAGATATTTCCACATGTCTTCGCACAATTTATAAAAGTTCAAATAATATGGCAATTATCTCTGCTTACCGAACGTATAGAGAGCTTTTGGGTCTTCCAAGATATCCCGAGAGATGGTATTATTACAATGGTGATTCAAAAATGCAGAAGGCAATGTATTTAAGTCTTTTAGATGATATTTACAAATAGGCATGATTTCGACGCTTTAAAGGAACTTAGAAAGAAGCATAACAAAACTTTTACAGATGGGATATTTGTGGATCTCGCAAAAATTTCAACCATTTAGATGGAAAGGAGGTTGACCGATATAGACGGCAGGCATATCTATATCACATCTAAATCATTTCTATCAAAGAGCCATAAAGAAAGGAATTTCTTAGACTCTTTGTCTTTTTTATATATTTGAAAGGAGAGTAATTAGTATGATACTTTTTATGTTTTGGCTTGGCGGATACATTTGCTGGGAGGGATACTCATTTTTATACTCATTTTTAAATAAGCGTCAAAGAAACCATTCTATTAAAGAGTTCTGGTATTCATTTTTAAGATACACAATGATGGGATTATTTTGGCCAGTTGTAGTCCCAATGGGAATATTTGAAATGATAATTAAAGGGAAGTAATAATGGAACTGGTTGTAAAAGACGCTGTGGTTACTATAGAGCCTAAAGGTCCAAATAAAGAAACGGTCATCTTGAAGAATGCAACTGTTGTTACAAAGACTAAAGATACTATTAAAATTAAACTTCTTCAAGAATCTACAATGACAATTGAATTTGGAGAAAGGAGAATATTATGAATAACGCTGAATATGTAAAAAGTTTAGGACTTGAGTTTAAGGATCTCACTGCAAAAATTGAAGACTATTCAGAAGCTGATAAAGTTTACACTTGGGGAGTCTTAAACAAAAAGACCAATAAACGAATAGGGTCTTATCATTCTTTTGATAAAAAAGATTTTCCTGTAATTCCAGTAATCATTGGAGAATGGCTCTTACAAGAAGATGCATATGAAAAAGATCAATTTAACAAAAACAAAGATTCCAAAGCACTCTTAAGACATGCACTTAATAAAATTGCAAGGGAGTTTGTTAATGACACTTCCATAAGTGGTAAATTCCTTTGTAAGAATCAATACGCCTATTTCAATAATCTTCAATCATATGTCGATAGAGTTAACAAACTTTTTGGTGGAAAGGATTTATGTGGGACCTTCCATGCTCCATTTCTAAATGAAGAGAGAAAAGAAATTTATATTGTGTACGACAGCAAGCGTTATACCTTAGGATCTGCTTGCGGCGAGAAAAGAGAAGTACATTATGACAAAATTAATGAAATTGTGGATAAGTACATGAACAAAGAGTCCGAATTAGTCTTAAAAAATGGACTTACTCTTATTGTAATGACATTTGTTTATGACGGGGCTGATAACGTTGCAATCGACCGCCAAGTATATATTGACAAAGTCAACAAGCTTGTTAGAAGAGATATTTGTGACACTTCTCATATCGTAAATCCCGATGGAGAAAGTATAGGCATCTATGTAGAATGGCTTGGCAAAACTTATCTCTTAGGATCTGTCGATATATCTACTGATTTTAATAGTATGAAGAAAACCATTTACTATGATAGAATTGAAGCATTTGTGAATGCATACATGGAGGATATTGCAAATGAGTGATATCTGTCCATGTAGAACTTGTAATGATCGCAAAGTTGGGTGCCACCAGAACTGCAATCATTATATTTCTTGGAAAGAATCAATGGAAGCAATTGATAAAAGACGCAAAGAATCTTTTAAAATTGATGAATCTTTAAGGAGAATTCATGGATGGAAAAAGAAGTCCTAATAATTGGAGTTTCTACTTCAAATCCAATGGATATTTATGCTTTGATCTGTCAGATAGAAACGACATAGAAGAACTTGATCGTCTAAAAATAGTGATTCAATTATTGAATACATTGTTACTCCAGTTGGTGAAAGATTTGCTTGTCTTAAAAGAAATTGATATTTGTTTATTGTGAAAGGAGTTTATTATGAATAGTACAGCAGTTGATTTTTGGAAACCGTGTGAGATCTCAGAGGGAGTATCTGCAATTTTCTCAGAGGGAGTTTGCACATAAGATCGGAAAAACACAGGCTTATGTTTCTCTTGTTGAAACAGGAAACTATTATCCTAATTCCGATATAAGAGAGAAAATGTCAGAAGTTCTTAATGTTAGCGTTAAGTATTTGCTTGGAGAAGAATCTCAAGTGCCTATTGCAAAACCTACAGATGATCTAGACGAGAATCATCACGCTCTTGGATATTTATCCTTTGCAGGAGCAGAAGATATGCCTCAATGTGATTCTGATGCTGTAGCTTTAAAGGCCGCACAGCTGCGTCTTAAAGCGAAGCAGTCTGAAGATGAGATACCCGATATTGAAAAGTTTAACAACCCAGTACTAAAGCGAAAGTTATTACAGGATTTTGCAGAAGAGTCACCAAAGAATGATGAAATTCCAGATGATCCTGATTGCAAGAAAGTTTTGGAACTGGTACAGAAGAACCTCGATCATTTGTTTAAGATCACTGGAGATCAATTCTTTATATCTCCAAAGACATCTCTGTATTCATTATCGGAGATTGCTAAGCACTATAAGATCTCTCCTTCTTATCTCTTTGAAGACCACGAGAAAGAGTGGTTAAAGGAAGAGATTGAGAACAAGTATAAAGAGATCGAGCAGATGGAAGCAAAGCTCGCTACTCTTGAGAAGAATGATTAAATAGTTTTTATATTTTTGTTATGAAAGGTAAATCGGATGACAAATCTTGTTTTTGCCAATAGAGTTAAGTTATTAAGAAAGTCTAACAATTATACTCAGAAACAATTAGCTAAAAAGATTGGTGTATCTCAAGGATGGATTAGTCTTATTGAATCCAAAGGATTAGTACCGTCGTATCCCATACTCTATATACTTGCAGATGCACTTCATACCACTACTGGTTACCTTCTGCCAGAAAATACAAAAGATCCTAAAGCTCGCGAGATTGCCGTTCTTAAAGCGCAAGTAGAAGACAAGCGCAAGGAAATTGAGCAGCTTGAAGCAAGAATCACTGATCTTGAAAAGCCTTTAAAAGAAGAATAAATAGTTTTTATATTTTTATCAAGGAGGTAATTATTATGTTAACTGTTTACAATGTCGGTCTTCCACCAAAAGAGTGGTTAGTTTCTGTTGCAAGAGGAATGAGAAACTCTTACAACAGCTGGGATAAAATGGATACCACCACCGATACTGAAGATTTTATATTTGGACCAAATGACTATGAGCTAGCAAAGAAACTCGTAAAAGCAGGACCTTCTCATGCAAAGTTTATGAGGATGATTCCCATTATATTTGATGTGACGGCTCCTTTGTATTGGTGGAAAGAAATGGATACCTACAAAGTAGGAACGGTTAGAAACTCTTGCTCTACCATGCACAAGATAATGGATAAAGAGTTTACAATTGAGGACTTTTCTTATCCATTTAATAATGATTGTCCTCATTTTGATCAAGCGTTTATAGATACCATTGATATTTTAAACGCTTGTAGGAAACAGTACGTAAAAGAAAAAGATCTTGTACGTAAGAAAGAGATTTGGAATTTTCTAATTGCATACCTTCCATCGTCATACAATCAAAAATCCACAATGACGATGAATTATCAGGTTCTTTCTACAATTTATCACCAAAGAAAGAATCATAAGCTTACAGAATGGCATCAGTTCTGTGACTGGATCGAAACACTTCCCATGCATGATTTGATTACAGGAGAATAAACATCGCGAAAAATACATGCCTTTCAATGAAGGAGTAACTAAAACTAAACTTTATTTAAGGAGGTATGTTATGAAAGTGTATACAAAGGGAAGTATGTTTAGAAATTTTGTTGTAGGTGTTCTGGTTGGAGCATTACTCGTTACAGGAGTATTGATCAGTACTGGTCACTTAACACTTAATACGTCTACTCATACCAAACAGGTTGAATACACGTATACGACTGCTGATGGATTGAGTTTTCAGTAAGTGAAACAGAGTATGGACTTTGGAATTTCAAAGTCCATATTTTTCATTAATGGAGAGTTGGATAAGGACGAGCATCGCAAAGTAATTGCTAGAGATTTCATGCTTGGAATTGCTAGTAATTTTGTAAAGGAGGGCTTAAATGATGAGTGATATTTACCATTTGGCAAAAAATGAAGTGAAGCTTGCTTGTGAGAATGTAACCGATGACTATAGTGTTTTTTACTATGATACGGATCATAAACGATTTCAATGCAAGAGAATGGCATCATTATTTAAGGCAGAGTATTCAGATGGGAACCGAACTTACTCTGACATTGACCGGTGCCGTTGTAAAACGGTTGTCGGTAATAGTTACTACTATTATCCTAAAGAGAGTATAGAAATTAACAACAAGCTGTTTCCCATTACAACGTCGTACTTTCCAAAGGATCGCTACATCTTCTTGGTTGATCAGTATACGTACACAACTTATGATGGGTTTTCTTTCAAATAAATGAAACAAAAAGTATGGGCTTTGGAATTTCAAGGCCCATATTTTTCATTAATGGAGAATTAGAGAAGTTGATGGCAACTATTGATAATCGATTTGATGAAAAGGCGATCGAAATTGTAAGAGATTATATTACAGAGCATCTTGATAAATCTGATCCAATTCCAGACTTTACGGTGTATATAGTATATAAAAGATATTTAAACTATCACCTAAAGTACTTTCTTACTTCAACACTTTCTGATGGTATGTATTATGATTTACTTCATATTGCAAACGAAAACGAGTGGCATTTGAATGTTTTTAAGAGAGTGGATAATGCAGTAGTAAAGGAGGAATGAAATGATTGATGTGATTATTAGTGATGAACTAATTGAAAGACTTGCATCTTCTAATCCTCAAGTAATACATGCACATTGGACTGTATTAAATCCAAATCCACACCAAAGTAGGTATGAACTTGTATGCTCAAATTGCAAAAAGCGCGTATTCACACGTTTTCGATATGAATATTGTCCGCATTGTGGGGCAAAGATGGATAAGGAGTGGAAATGATATTTTTCAAAAAGAAATCAGAAGTTATACTCTAGAGGAATATGCATGGACAGTGTATTACTGAAATGAAGGCGGGCACCCTATCTCATATCCAAATGGAAGAGAGGCAAGAACAATTTTAGGAGGCTAAATATGGGCTTTATGAAAGATCACATTGGAGAACCTGCCATGTATGAACAGATGGCAGAAGAATGTGCGGAGCTTGCAAAAGCGGCACTGAAAATGGCTCGCATCCTTCGAAACGAAAATCCAACTCCAGTTACAGCAAGCGAGATGCATGATGCGATTATAGAGGAGTACACCGACATTGTGAACTGTGCTAATGAGTTGGGGATTCATTCAAGTCCCACAATTGCAAAGTACAAGATGGAGAGATTTAAGACAAGATGGGAAATCACAGAAGGATTAAAAGAGTTTTTGGGGGATTCTAAGTCATGATAACAAAGGAATTTGTAGATAGTTTATCGAAAGAAGAATTAGAGATTTTAGAGAAACTCTTAAATGCTTATAAAGAGGATATGAAAGAGAATGATGACAGGTCAAGACATAGAGACGCTTAATACTTTACATTATATTACAAAGATTTTATCGGACATTGAAAGGGATCTTTTTATTCAAAATATTCTTCTTCAAAAGTTGATACAAAATGACGGGGACAAAGATCAAGAGAAAGAATGAATAAAATAATCACATTGATATTTTGTCATTTGCTAGGAGACTAT